CAAGCGAAGAAACTAATCAAGAATCGAGTAGTGCGGTTCCGTTCTAAGTTTGAGAGGAATACTGCCCTCTCCCTGAAAAGGGAGGGGGTGGACTTCGAGTACGAGACTTTGAAGATCAGCTACACCAAGCTGGCAACGTATACCCCTGACTTTATTTTTTCCAATGGTGTGATCATAGAAGCCAAGGGATTTTTCAAGCCGAGTGATAGGACTAAGCATTTGCTCATACAGGCTCAAGATAAGGAAAATAAGTACGATATCAGATTCTTGTTCCAGAACGCATACAACCGACTCACCAAAAACAGTAACACGACATACGCAAAGTGGTGCGATAGGCATGGCTTCATGTGGTGTCACAAA